CCTATTTTTTCTGCAACTTGTTTTATTGTTAGCATCCTTTCCTCCTAGTTAAAAATATAATTTTATACCTCTGAGACACACGTCAAGCATTGATTTCATTATGGTTTAATAAAGACCCAAATAAAATATTAAACTTTTTTTAGATTGGGTATTGACTATCATCTTTACATGTGTAAACTGTCTGTATCGCTCAACTAGAATTTATCTGACCGAGCAAAACAAGGAGAAAAGAATTATGGCAATAGCCCTAAAGAGAACGAGTGACCCAAAAGACACTCATATAAACCTTATGGTTTACGCACAATCTGGGAGTGGAAAAACTTACGCAGTAAGGACACTGCCGAAACCAATTATCATCAGTACTGAAAAAGGTCTGTTGAGTTTGGCCGATATAGACCTTCCATATATAGAAGTTAATAACTTCGATGATTTAGCCGATGCCTATAAATGGTTATCAGAATCAGATGAAGCAGATCAATATGAAACAATTGCTCTTGACTCTATAAGTGATATAGCAGAGGTTGTATTAGCTGCTGAGAAAAGTAAAGTAAAAGATATGAGGCAAGCTTATGGGCAATTACAAGATACCATGAGCAACTTGGTTCGTAGTTTTAGAGATTTACCTAAGCATGTTTACATGACTGCTAAGGCTGAGAAGACTCAAGATGAAAATGGCAAATTACTTTGGTCACCATCTATGCCAGGAAATAAATTGGCTCAATCTCTGCCATATTTTTTTGATGAAGTTCTGGCTTTAAGAGTAGAAAAAGACGAGGATGGTAATATTATGAGAATGCTTCAATGTGCTTCAGATGGGCAATGGGTTGCTAAAGACAGAAGTGGTGTACTATCCGACTTTCGAGAAGTTGATTTAGGGAGCATTATAGATGACATCAGAAGTGGGAATAAGGCCAAAGAGGATTAAGGATATATCTGGAATGAGATTCGGAATGTTATCAGTTGTCAAAATGAATGGTAGAGTTACATCGCCCTGCGGTTCAATAAAGACTACTTATTTATGTCTTTGTGATTGTGGCAAAAAAACAACTACAAAGAGATCGAATCTTGTTAATGGATATACAAAATCCTGTGGTTGTTACTTAAAGATAGCTCCAAAAGAAAAGGCTATTCATAATTTGACTGGCACTAGGATTTACAAGTGTTGGTCAAATATGAAGACAAGGTGCACTAATGAGAATAATAAACACTTTGATAGTTATGGTGGCAGAGGCATATCGGTATGCAAAGAGTGGAGTAGTAGTTTTGTTAAATTCCACGAAGATATGGGAGATATGCCAAAAAACAAAACCATAGATAGAATTGATGTGGATGGTGATTATAGCAAAGAAAACTGCCGATGGGCTACCATAAAAACTCAATCTAGGAACAAGAGAAATACTAGGTATGTTAAGTTTGGTGGTCTTGAGAAGTCACTATCTGATTGGTGTGAAGAGTTTGGCCTTAATTATTACACAACGCATTCGAGATTATTTAAGAATAAGAACAAAATGACATTAGAACAAATTTTAAAAAAGGAAAAGTAATGACCCTATTCGGACAAAAACTAACGCTAACAAGCAATGGCATCTATGAGCAGTGGATGGAAGCCAAAGCAGATGAAGCAGCAGCAGTTGCTAAACGTAGAGAACTGGAAGACGAAATGTCCAGAGCATTTGGTTTAGATGAAATGCACGAAGGATCTAAAACACATAAGACAGAAGGATATGTTGTTAAGATCACGCAAAGATTGAATAAGAAGATTGACCAAGATCAATTAAATTCAATTGTAAATGAGAATGGTTTGGAAGATGTTGCTGACGGATTATTCCGTTTCAAACCAGAGATAGATAAAAAAGCATGGGGAGCAGCAGACCCAAAAATTACAGACCTTCTTTCAGAAGCCATAACTATGAAAGCAGGAAGACCAAGTTATAACATTTTAAAGGAGGAATAAATCATGGCAAATCTAGGCGGTATAATTAATAGAAGTGAGTTACCACAGGACGAAAGTTCTGGTTCTTATGACCCACTTCCAGATGGTTGGTATAATACCAAAATCACTGGTTCAGAATTGAAGGACACAAAGTCTGGAACTGGACAGTACATTAAACTGGAGTTCACTGTTACTGGTGATAAATTCAGTGGTCGTAAAGTTTGGGGAAACTTAAACATTCGTAATGACTCTGAGAAAGCAGAGGAAATTGGACGTATGCAACTTAACTCATTGATGAGTGCAATTGGATTGGAATCACTTTCTGATTCTGATGAACTCATGGGTGGTGACGTTGCTATTAAATTAAAGATACGTCCTGCTTCTGGTGACTATGCAGCAGCTAACGAAGTGAAAGCTTACAAAGCAATTGAAGGTGGATCAGCACCTAAATCTGAGAGTGGTTCTAAAGGAACTAGCGCACCTCCTTGGGGGAAGAAGTAATTTTAATAACATGGTGGGGTCAAACCCATCATGTTTTTTTTTGGAGATAAATATGAAACTACCCCCACCAAAACACAGCATAGCCAACACCATAGACCAATGGTTCGAAGATAACCGTGAAGACGGTCACAGACCTCACATGGGAGCATCTCTTATAGGTGAGAAGTGTGAACGCAAACTATGGTTAATATTTAGATGGGCCATGGACGAACAATTCCCTGGAAGAATCCTAAGATTGTTTGAACGTGGACAGGAAGAGGAATTAAAAGTAGTACGCAACTTAGAACGTATTGGTTTTGAACTTAAACATACTGGCGATGATCAGTACAGGGTGAACCTTGGAAGCCATGTAAGTGGTTCTATTGATGGAATCATTGTTAATGGTATGAAGAAGCAGCACATCCTAGAAATTAAGACCCACTCTAAGAAGTCATTTGATAAGTTAGAAAAAGAAGGTGTGTTTAAAAGTAAACCTTTACACTGGTTTCAGATGCAAGTATATATGTATGGCACTGGCATAGATAGAGCATTGTACTATTCCGTATGTAAAGACGATGACCGTATCTATACAGAGCGAGTTAAGTTAGATGCAGAAGTGGCAGAGCATTGCATAGAACGTGCTCAGAGAATAGCCACACAGGACGAATTGCCACCACCTATTACAACCAATAAGACATGGTGGGAATGTAAGTTCTGTAACTTCCATGGGTTTTGTCATGGTGAAGAAAAGATAACCAATAAGAATTGCCGAACATGTGCTTTAAGTACCAGTAAGGATGATTCTACATGGTTTTGTGAGAAACATTTAGATAGTATCCCAGAGAATACGCAGCCTTATGGTTGTGATTCGCATGAGATGCATGATCATTTGAGGGAGGAGAAATGAAGCTAGACAGCGAACAGCAATGCAATCAGAAGATAATTGATTACGACACAATCGAAGAAATCCATTTGGGAAGACTAGAGCAGTCAGTCGTAGAAGGAATAGCCAAGGGATGGCAGCCTATAGGTGGTGTTTCTGTGATTAACGAAACAGAGCATCAGTTTGGGCGATTTGTTCAAACTATGGTTTATTACGAGGAGAAATAAAATGATAAGAAAAATAGGAGTAAACGAGTTCGTCCGTATGATGGAAACATACCTACGGTCATGTGGTAAAGTTAAAGAGGATGAAGACTTTAAGTTCGTTGGGATTAACCCAGAGAATTTGAGTAAGTTTTTTGAGATTGAGGTTACTAAGAAGTGAAGTTAAGGAAGTACCAACAGGACTCCATCGACCAAACCCTTTCATGGTTAGAGAACAAAGAAGGAAACCTAGCAGTATCACTCAGCACTGGTGCAGGGAAATCTGTTATCATTGCTGAGTTCTGTAGGTATGCTCTACAGAAGTATCCAGGAACTAAGATACTTATGTTGGTTCATGTCCGTGAGCTTATCTCCCAGAACTATGAGAAACTTAAAACCATCTGGCCGGAGTCTCCAGTTGGTATCTATAGTGCAGGATTAAACCGTAAAGAAATTAAACCAATAACTTATGCAGGGATTCAAAGTATCCATAATAAGCATGAGGAGTTAGGTCATGTAGATTTGGTTTTATGCGATGAATGTCATCTTATATCACATAAGAGTGAAGGAATGTACCGTAAGTTAATAGATAACCTAACCAATATCAACCCACACCTAAGAGTGATAGGGTTCAGCGCAACTTGTTTTAGGATGCAACATGGTTATATCCATGAAGGTAGTGGACTATTCGATGATATGATTGAACCAGTAACTATCGACTACCTAATCAAAGAAGGTTACTTATGCAAGTTGAGGTCTAAGTTTACTGAGCATCACTTTACTTTAGATGGTGTTAAAAAGCGTGGTGGTGAGTATATCGAGAAGGACTTACAGTTAGCAGTGGACACAGATGTTAATAACAAGATCGTAGTCAAAGAAATGTTAAAGCATGGTGAAGGAAGAAAGTCATGGTTAGTATTCTGTACTGGTGTTGAACATGCTGAACATATCTGTGACATACTGAACGAAGTAGGAATAAATTCTGGTGTAATTACAGGGGATACACCAAAAGAAGAACGTGATAGAATCATTGCAGACTTCAAGAACTATAAGATACAAGCATTAACCAGTGTGAATGTACTATCAACTGGTTTTGATCACGATGGTGTGGATATGATAGC